GTAAAGTTTGACTCAGCCAGTAAAAAACTGTATTCGTTTATTGCAGAAGAACTCAGAAACGAACTTATTGAGGCTCAACAATTGCTTGGTGCTGGGTTCTCTATTGCCGCACATTACGGAGAGGGGCATAGACCTGGTAGTCCTGCAGATATGATGAGGGGCTCCATAATGTCTAAGATAACTGCTCTTCGTATGGTTTGTGATTCCGCAGTCATTCTTGCTGCAAGTGGTGCTAACTATGATGGGAAAGTGGGTAGCGCTTATGCAAATTATCTGTATAACAATGGTCATCTAAAAGTAGGAAACATAAAAAGTCCAAAACTTGAAGTGTTAAAACAGTATGTAAATGAACACCTTGATACTGACCCCGATGCAAAAGTTGTTGTGTTCACGTCTTACTTAGGTGCAGTCGACTTAATCTACAGTGAACTTGGAGGAACCATTTATACAGGAGAGATGAACTCAAAAGAAAAAGAAAAAAGTAAAGAAAAGTTTTTAACTGACCCAGAATGCCGAGTTTTCATTTCTTCTGATGCTGGAGGTTATGGAGTAGACCTTCCTAATGCAAACCTTTTAATTAACTACGACTTGCCTTGGAATGCTGGTTTGGCTGTACAAAGAAACGGGCGTATTAAGAGAGCCTCAAGCAGATGGCCTACCATAACAATTCAGGACCTACTTATGGAGGGTTCTATCGAAGAACGTCAGCACGAGATGCTTCAGCAGAAGAATGCTGTGGCAGATGCCGTAATGGACGGCCAGGGAATCAACTCTCGTGGTGGTGTAGACTTGACTGTGGGAAGTCTTTTGAACTTCATTTCTCAAACCAAAGTAGGAGGGTAATTGTGGCTCGTATTGCAAAACAAGACCAAAGAACAGTTGATAAGGATGACGTTCTGTCTCAGGCACAGCAGTATGCTTTTTTTAAAAAACAAGTTGAGTATTTTCAAGAACAAATGAAGTCTTTGCGTGAAGATTTGTTTGAAAAGATTGAAGAGAACGGCGAAGTCGACAGTAAAGGAAATGTAATTTTTGAACTTCCTCAAGAGATTGAGGGTTTTGTTTCCATGACCAAACAGCGTCGCGTAACTCGTAAGATTGATGAGGACATTGCTTTTGATATCATTGATGAAAAGGGTCTAAGAGATAAGTTAATAAAAACCGTAGAAATTATTGATGAAGACGCTTTGATGGCCGCACTTTATAGCGATGAACTTACAGAAGAAGAAATTGATGAGATGTATCCTCAGACTGTTGTCTGGGCATTAGTTATGAATAAGAGATAACAGATGACTGGATTACGTGGACAGGATGAGATTGAAAAGGCCTTTGCTGACCTTGAATACATTCCTGGTTCTAAGAAAAAAAGAAGAGAACCAGACCCAAAAGTTTCTCGTCTTAAGAATGGCGAGACAAATGGTTGGGACGAAAACCCAATCATTAAAACATTAGGTGGAAAAGAAACTGAGGTATTTACAATAGGTGCACTTGCACAAGCATTGGAAAAAACCATAGTTACTGTTCGCCTTTGGGAACGAAAGGGCTACATCCCTCGTGCCCCCTATCGGTTGCGGTCTAAGACTTTAAAGGGTCAAAAGACTGGAGGAAATAGGGTGTACACTCGTTCACTCATAGAGGCTGCGGTTGACGAATTTGCCAAACGTAATCTCTTAGGCTCTGCTCGTGTAGAGTGGGGTCAACACGAAGACCTAACAGAGGCTTTATTAAAGCGCTGGAAGGAAATCACGTCCATCGAGAGCCAGAAGTAATAACTTCGTACAGAGATACGAATTACTCAGTGCCTCATTACCAAAAAGGAAACAAATGCCAATTACAAAGCCTGCAGTAAATGCAGACGACTATCTTGATGAAGATAGCGAAACAGCCCAACCCAAGGTTGGAACTACTGTGCAACAGGGCTGGGATGCCGTTGATGCACTTCTTAAGTCAGATAATTCGGAATTTCCGACTGACTTTCGCTTCTCTGAAGAACCTCAACTTGTTAAGTTCTTGGAGAATCAACCATTCGCAACTTATGAGCAGCACTGGATTGAACGCCCAAAGGGCAAGAAATCCTTTGTTTGCATGGGAGAGGGATGCCCACTCTGCGAGATTCTTGGTGACAAGCCTCGTGGAAAGTTTGCGTTTAACGTACTCGTACTATCTGGTGAATCGCAGGGCGTACAAATTCTGACTGCACCACCATCACTGGCTCGTCAAATCAAGAAAGCGCACGATGACGAGCGCAAAGGACCTCTTTCAAAAGAGTTCTGGGAGATTTCTCGACTAGGAACAGGACCAACAACGCAGTACACCCTCAACTTCGTTCGTGGTCGTGACCTTGCCGAGGAGTGGAAACTAAATCAAGAACAGGTAAATGAACTCGTAGCATCCGCTGAACCTTATACAGCAGAAGTAATTCGAGAGACCCCTCGCTCTGAACTACTAGACGTTGCTCGTTCTGTAGCCTAATAGTTTCCACACGTGGGAGAGCCTGTTACCTCCATTTCAGGCTCTCTCACTTTAAAGAGAGGGTTTTATGAATATTATTACAACAAAAGAACAACTTGAAGAGTTAGTCAAGCACTATCAGCGTGTAGACGCTTTTGCTTTTGACATCGAGTCTGTAGGCGAAAACCGCATTCAACCTGTAGTAAATGATGTTCTTTGGATATCACTAGCGACAGATAGTCGTGTTGATGTAATTCCTATGGGACATCCAAATGGGGAGTTTCTTAATTGGGACAAGGAACTTTTGCTTAGTGGTCAACGAAAACTTGCTGCAGGTAAAGAGTTAAAAGAAACCGACTATTCAAAAAACCAATCAAAATGGAAACCTGTATTTGGACCTGCTCCTGAACAATTGTTGCCAGGAGATGTGTTCAAGTCTTTGAAGCCTTTGTTTTTTAGTGACAAGTTAAAGATAGGTCACAATGTAAAGTTTGATTTAAAATCAATTGCAAAGTATTACCGTGGTGCAGTTCCTACTAAGCCATTTTTTGACACGATGATGGCTGGGTTCATTATTGACAATAGACAACGTGGGTATCTTGGTCTTGCCGATTGTGCTAAGAGAGAACTAGGAATCACTGTTGAGAAGGGCGTTGGTGCACAGGTAGAGGTGCATTCGTTTAGCGACGTTGCTAATTACTCTGGGTTAGACGCAAAAGCAACCTATGCTTTATATCAGGCTTATAAACCAAAACTTGAAGGTGAGTTAAGTCGTGTATGGAATCTTGAGATGGACGTATTAGCAGCGCTATGTGATATGGAACTCACTGGTGCAAATATTGATGTTGTTGAACTTACAAAGTTAAAGAAACGTCTTGAAAAGGATATTGATGACGCAAAGGCTAAGGCTTGGAAGTTAGTAGGTAAGCCCTTTGCTATGAACTCTGTTCAAGAAAAGCAGAAGTTGTTATTTTCTTCAAAAGAAGATGGCGGTAGAGGAATAAAGCCAAACCTACGAATTAAAATTGCTCTTACAACTAAGGGTCAAGAGGTTGCTGCTACTGCTCCTATGAAACTGGGAATACAGCACTATTCGGTTTCATCTGATGCGCTTGAGTTTTACAGAAGCAAAGACGAACTTGTTGATGCCATTCTTGAATATCAAGATTTAAACAAATTAATGACAACTTATGTAATGCCGTACCTTGGTGGTGAGGTTACTCACACAGTTATGGGTAAGACAAAAGTTACTGAAAAAAAGTCTCTTTTAATAAACGGCAAGGTACATACAAACTTTAAACCACACGGAGCAGAAACAGGGCGGTTCTCTAGTAGTGACCCAAATTTACAAAACATACCTAGTGGAGGAGATTACGGAAAACTAATTCGTGACATGTTCATTGCTCCACCTGGTCATAAGTTAGTCGTAGCAGACTACTCTCAGATTGAGCCACGCATTATCGCAGCCTTCTCTGGTGACCCAATTATGGTTAATAACTATTTAGAAGGCGGAGATATCTACACGACTATAGGTGACACTATGGGTGTAGACCGTAAGGCTGGGAAGGTTTTAGTTCTTTCTATTGCGTATGGTGTTGGCCCAGAAAAGATTGCTCAGAGCATTGGCTGTACTGTAAAAGACGCTAAAGATTTATTAGACCGTTTTAGCAAACAGTTTAGTGACATATCAAAGTATCGAGCACGAGTTATCCGTATGGCTGCTGCTCAGACACCTACACCCTTTGTGTCAACCCTATTTGGTCGTCGCAGATATATCCCTGATTTAAAGTCTAGAGACCAGGGGTTAAAGTCAAGAGCAGAAAGACAGGCCTTTAATACCGTTATCCAAGGCTCTGCAGCAGACATCATGAAACTAGCCATTGTTAGGGCTCACTCTTGTTTTGTAGATGAGCCTGGGGCTAACGTCATTTTGACCGTGCACGATGAGTTGGTTACTGTTGCTCGTGAAGATTTAGCAGAAGATGTAGCAGAAGCAATTCGTGAGTCTATGGAAGGAATCAGACTTCCAGAGATAACAGTTCCACTTATTGCGGAAGCAAAAATAGTAGATAGGTGGGGAGAAGCAAAATGAGTAATGCAAACTGGTGGGCAAATAAATTAGGACAACAACCAGCGCAACAACAGCGTCCTACTAATATGCCAATGCCCCCATCACAACAGCCGATGACGCCGTATGTTCCGCCACAACCGCAAGTTCACACTGCAGTATCCAAAGCACAAAGTGCAAGTCAAACTCAATCTTGTCCTAACTGTTCGTCAAACAATTACATGAGTGTTGCTGGAGCAAAACTACGTTGTTATGACTGTGGATACCCATTAGAGCAGTCGGGTAGCAAATACGGTTCTCTTACTGGTGCAAAGGTAGAGGGCAGTGCAAAATCAGCAAGAGGAAATGACACAGCAAATAATTTCAATCCACAGCAAATAATTGGAAGGGTAGATGGATGATAACTGATGAGGCCAAAAAAATCGTTGCTCAACTTAATAAAAAGTTTGGTGATGGCGTTGTTGTATTTGCCAGTGATATTCGTACTGACCTTGTACCTAGGTTTACCAGTGGTTCTACAACTCTTGATTATGTTTTGGGTGGCGGTTTTCCTGGTAACCAATGGAATGAATTAATTGG